ACTCAATTAAGGGCGAAGCAAAAGCCTTTCCGAACTCAATAGGTATTTATTTCGATATGGAGGAATACGGGTTCTTTCAAGACCAAGGAGTTAGGGGGGCGAACCCAAGTAAAGTTTCGAAAAATGCAAGAATACGAGGACAGCAAGCACCAAACAGCCGTTTCAAATTTGGTTCGGGAAGTAGCAGCGGAACTTGGAGTACTTTTGTTAGTGGAATTGAAAAATGGGCAAAAAGACGGAACATAAGATTACGAGACGAAGCAGGAAAATTTAAAAAAGGAAATTATAAAACAATAGCTCAAATAATAGCGAGTAATATTTATGCGCGAGGTTTAAAACCGACATTCTTTTTTACCAAACCATTTGAAGCAGCTTTTAAAAACCTACCCGATGACTTAATAGAAAGCTACGGGTTTGAGGTTGAAGATTTATTTAATGACATAATGAACCAAACATTTAGAAAATGATATTTGCACGAAGCCCATATATTATAACGATAGACGAACTTGCTCAAGAAAGCACACGATTAGAATTGTTTTTATGGAACGGAACGGGGTCAGCACCTGCAGCTCCTACTTATTCACTTAGTAAAAAAATTCCAAGTTCAAACCAAACGGAAACGTTTTATAACATTGCTCCTTTCATTCGTGAGTTTTTCGACTTTTCGCAGTCAAGCCCCGATGTTGGAGGTAGTGATGACTTAACAAATGATTACGCTTATTGTAATGTAGAATATAAAACATATTACACTTTGGGAGGTGTTGAAAGTTTAATAGATACGTTTACTGATAAAGCCTTTGACGGGTTCGGATACTATGAAGACCAAAATAATTTTTCAGGTCAATCAATTTTATTGACTGATTTAAGTTATTATGGAGGCGCAAATGTTTATTATTATCCTTGTGGTGTTGACCCAGAAGGTTTTACAATAGTAACAGGTGCAGCAGACACAAATAATTACTGGCAGTTGGTTTATACAAATTTAGAAACTGGAAGCACTCAAGGTTTTAACATCGGAGTAGAATCAGTAGTTAATGTAATTAAGGTTTGGGCAAGTTGGATAAGTCAAGGCAATAAAGTAGAGGTTTTAGACGCAAACGAAAATATAGTAGGAACTTATTTTTTTGTTCCTCAATGCGAATGTAAATATGAGGTAGTTACTATTGATTTTATAAATCGTTGGGGTGCTTGGCAACGTGAGTTCTTTTATAAGGCTTCGACTGAAAACGTTGAAATGGAAAACAATAAGTATAAATTAAACCCTTTAAGTTTTCCAGCATATGCACTTAATGAAGGTCAATATAAAAACTTTAACACGAACGCAAAAAGAACAATAAAAGCTAACACGGGTTGGGTTAATGAAAACTACAAACAAGTCATTGAAGAACTTTTATTAAGTGAAACAATTAGAGTTGACTATACAGGTGATAGAGATTATTTACCTGCAATTTTAAAAACTAAATCTATTGAGAAGTTTAAAAACATAAACACGAAAACAATAAACTATCAAATGGAATTTGAAATGGCTTACGATGTTATAAACTCAATTAGCTAATGAGAACAGTTCAAATATACATAGGCAGACAAGTAACGGATATTGATTGCATTAGAGTAACCTTTACACTTGACGGGCAGTCACAAACTATTGATGTTCCAAGAATTGATTTTTTTAACGATAGACCCGAGTACGCATTTAATACGGGTTTAACGGAAGGCGATTACATTGTAACTGAAGACGGAGACTACATAACAACGGAAGACGGAGATTATTTAATAACTGAAAGTTCGATATTTACTCCGTCAATTTATATTTATTGGGATGGCACTCAATGGATAATAGAAATTACAATAGGCGGAGTTACTTATACTTATTTTTCTTCAAGCGATGTTTTTTATCCGTTTTTACAAGATTGGGAAGTTTTCGGAGAAAGCGCAGAACTGCAATATTTAGTTACAGGACCTTGCACGGATTTACAATATGAACGACTTGAATTATTTGACGATGAAAAAATAAACATAACGTTAAACGTTCAAACGCTAAGTGACCTTGCATCTATAAGAACTGATTTCAGCCAAAGTTTTACGGTTCCTGCAAGCATAGTAAATAACAGAATATTCGAGCATTTTTATCAAAACGATGTTGACGGAACAATAGATTATAATTTAAAACGACCTGCATATATTGAAATAGATTTTATTCCGTTTAGAACTGGGGTTATATCGCTCGAAAAGGCGAACACAAAAAACGGCAATGCAGATAATTATTCAATTACGTTTTACGGGCAGCTTACAAACCTTAAAGATATATTTGGAGAAATAAAAATTAACCAATTAGATTTAAGTTCCTTAGCGTTTACTTATAACGGCACAAACGTATTAAACAGAATAACGGACACGGCTACCGACTACGATGTTAGATTTCCTTTAATTTCAAATAATAGACTTTGGACGTATGCAGATGGAACAGCTAACGATATAACAACTGTTATAGGTGGTTTAAATTACGGGGAGTTATTTCCAGCGGTTAAAGTTGCTCGTTTGTTTGATGCAATTCAAAACGACTTTGATGTTAATTTTGTAGGTGACTTTTTTACTGATGAACGTTTTACTAAATTATTTTTAGAAGCAAAGAATGCTAATTTAATGAGTTTTGTTACTCAAATTTCTGACGTAACATTTGACACGGTTTCAACAACAACGGTTCCTGAAAATAATTACAATCCGCAAAATTACGTTAGTATTCCAAATAGCACTTTAACAATAGATTCTGCCGCAGCATTTAGCGCATTAGTTTTTCAAATAAATATAAATTTAGTAGTCAACACTAAATCAAGTGCTGAAACAGCTTATTTAGATATATTTAAAAACGGAAGTTATTTTTCAACTATTAATATTACAACGGTTGGAACTTACTCAATATTAGTTTATGGTGGATTAGGTGCAAACTCAATTCCTATTCCGAGTAACAATGAAATATTCAATTTTCAGTTAAAAGCAAATGTTGCAATGAATATTGATATGGATTTTAGTTATGAATCGTATTTTTTTAACTCAGCAGACCCTTTTGGAAGTTATGGTAATATATCAACTATAAACACGAATTTAAACGTTTTAACGGCAGATTTAGACATAAGGAATCATTTACCTGATATGAGAATAACAGACTTCTTTACAGGTATTATGCGGCAGTTTAATATGACTTGCGTTGGTTTAGCAGAACGACAATTTCAAGTGTTACCATTAGAAAATTGGTACAATAACGGAGCTACTATTGACGTAACAAAATACACGGATTCAGAAACGGCAGACATAAGCAGGGTTCCTTTATTTAGAAACATTAATTTTAGGTATCAAAAAAGCGAATCATTCGCAAATAGAAATTATTTTGCTATTTCTAATTCAGAATATGGAGATACGGACAATGTTTATAGTTACGATGGCGGAGATTATAGAGTAGAAAGCCCGTTTGAAAATTTATTGTTTGTTGAAGCTGTAGGAACGACAACAACTAACACGGCAATATTAGGTTATTTCTTAAATCAAAACTATCAAAGTTATATACCTAAACCAACTTTGCTTTATTTATACGGAAACACGGGAACGCTACCAGTTAATATAAAATTTTACAACGGAACGACAAACGTAAATATAACTAACTATGCTTTGTTCGGTCAAGACGTAGTGACAGGCGGTAACAACTTTTCGTTAAACTTTGGTGCTGACAATTCAATAATTACCAAAAACACGGAACAAAACGGATTATTTGCTACTTATTACTTTAATTATCTATCAAATCTATATAACCTTAAACAAAGATTAACTACAATTAAAGCGATGTTACCTTTAAGCATTGTTACGAACCTACAGTTAAACGATAGGTTAATAATTCGTGACAAGCGTTATATTATTAATGACATAAAATTAGAGTTAACAAGCGGAGAAGCTACATTAAGCCTTTACAATGACTTTAGAGATATTAGTTTAGGCAACGTTGATTTAGTAGACAATGGAATTAATTTTATTAGTTTACGAGTTCCGTATAGAGAAGGAAACCAAAGCGCAATAATAACAAGCGACCCTGCAACGATAGGTATTATTGTTCCTAATCAAACGTGGGCAGCTGGAAACGTAGAAACAAAACAAGTAACGTTAGTTACTCCTGTAAATACAACGGGCTTAGATAGGCAATGGATAGTAACGGTTACTTATGTAAATGGAACGACTCAAACATTAACAGTAATACAATCGGCATAATGGTAAAAGCAATAATTGATATGTTAAAAATTAGTGATTTCGTAGGTGTTTCAGATAACATCGAAATAGCTAAAGGAAAACACGAACTAAAAGACAGCGTTAGAGGTATTTGGAAACAAGCATTTAGAGAATTAAAAGTAAAGCGAAATGGCAGAAAAAAGGGTAATTGAATTAGAAATTCAAGATAATAGCAAAAGTTTAAAGGCTCAATATAAAGAAGCCGTACAAGAACTTCAAAAGGTTTCCGCTCAATACGGCGAAACTTCTCAGCAAGCTATTAAGGCTGCTAAGTCTGCTGCTGAGTTGAAAGACCAAATGGAGTTTAGTAAGGATTTAATAAAAGGTTTTAATCCCGATGCTAAATTTGATTCTTTAAGCCGTTCAATAGGTGGGGTTTTAGACGGGTTTCAAGCGTATGAAGGTGCATTGGGTTTAATTGGTGTAGAAAGTGAAGCACTACAAGAAACAATGGTTCGAGTTCAAAGCGCAATGGCACTTTCTCAAGGTATTCAAGGGGTTCTCGAGGCTAAAGATTCTTTTATGCAGCTTGGAACTGTAATTAAAGATGCTGCAATTAAATTAGGAATTTTAACTGTTATAGAAGAAGAAAACGTAGTAGCAACGGAAGCTCAAGTAGTTGCAAACCAACAAGCGGCTACAAGTTTTAAAGAAACTGGGGTAGCGGCTAAAACTTCATTAAATGGAATTAAAGGCGCACTTGCAGCAACGGGGATAGGTTTATTAGTTATTGCCTTAGGTGTTATTGTAACTTATTGGGATGACATAAAAGCTGCAGTAAGTGGTGTAAGTGAGGAGCAAGCTAAATTAAATGAACTTTCACACGCAAATTTTGAAACTTCAAAAGAAGAATTAAGCACTTTAGACGCTCAAGACAATATTTTAAAGTTGCAAGGTAAAAGTGAACGTGAAATTCTAAATTTAAAGATAGCCAAAGTAAATACGGCTATTGAATTAGGAAAAATCGAACTACAAAATGTAATTAAAACAAGTAAGGCAGAAGAAGAAGCCGCAATTAAAAATTACAACCTAACAAAAAAGATAGTTGACTTTACTTTAGATGCTGCGTTATTCCTACCTAAGTTAATGTTAATGCCTATTGATATGGCTATTAAAGGGGCTAACAATGTTTCTGAGGCCTTAGGATTAGGTAAGTTAATTAGTTTCGATTTAAGTAAAACTTTGGACGATATGCAAAGCCAATTTAGTGGTTTTATTGCAGGTTCAATATTCAATGCAGAAGAAGTAAAAGCCGAAGGAGAAAAAACACGAAAGGAACTTGAAAAAGAATTAAAAGGTTTAGAAAACCAAAAGGCAGGATTCCAACTTTCCATTAAAGAAATAGACAAAAAAGCGGTTGAAGATTCTAAAAAACAAAAAGAGGACGCATTAAGCGAAGAAGAACGTAAACAAAAAGAACACCAAGAAAAATACGCCAATATTGAGAAATTAAAAACTAAATCAGTTTTAGATGCATCGAACGAAAGAATAAATAAAGAAAAACAAGAAACTGAATTTCAAAAGCAACAGAACCAATTAAAAGTTCAAGCTAATCAAGAATATTTAGACAAAATAAAAGCGCAAGAGGATGCGGCTAACGCAGTAAAAAAACGAAATAAAGATTTTGCTATTGAAATGACATTATCAGGTTTAAGCACCATAGCGAGTTTAACTGAATTATTTGGTAAGAAATCCGAAAAGGCAGCACGCAGAGCATTTCAAATTCAAAAGGCTGCAAATATAGCAACGGCAATTATTTCGACCTATCAAAGTGCTACGGCTGCTTACGCTTCTCAATTTGTGCCAGTTCCTGACCCAAGTTCACCCGTTCGAGGTGGTATTGCTGCAGGTTTGGCGGTTGCAGCAGGTTTAGTAAACGTTGCAAAAATTGCATCGCAAAAATTCGAGGGCGGTGGTTCTTCGGGTGGTGGTTCTGCTCCAGCTGGTGGTGGTGGCGGTGGTGGTGGTATGGTTGCTCCTAACTTTAATGTTATCGGAAGTTCGGGAGTTAATCAATTAGCACAAATTCAACAACAACCTACAAGGGCTTATGTAGTAAGTGGCGATGTCGCAAACGGGTTAAGTCTTGAGAGAAATAGGTTACAAAATGCAACTTTATAACGTTTAAAAATTATGGATAAGAAAATAATCGAATTAATCATTGACGAAAACGATTTACAAACAGGCATCCACGCAGTTTCAGTAGTTCATTCACCTGCTATCGAAGAAAACTTTATAGCCCTTGCAAAACACGAAATAGAACTTAAAGAAGTAGACGCAGAAAAGAAAATCTTAATGGGTGCTGCTTTAGTTCCTAACAAACAAATTTTAAGGGCAGATAAAGACGGAAAGGCTTATTACATATATTTCAGCGAAGATACTGTTAAAAAGGCTTCTGAATTATTCTTAATGCGTTCTAATCAAAACAACGCCACCTACGAACATAACCAAAAGTTAAAAGGTATGTCAGTAGTTGAAAGTTGGTTAATAGAGGATGAGGTTCACGACAAATCTGTTAAATACGGGTTTAATTTACCTAAGGGAACTTGGATGATTTCAATGAAGGTAAATAATGATGATGTTTGGAAGGACGTAAAAGACGGAAAGGTAAAAGGTTTTTCAATAGAGGGATATTTTGCGGATAGATACGAAATGAGTGTTGAAGATGAAAAACAAGAAATTATTAATCAATTAAAGGAATTATTAAAATAAAGTAATATGTCGCAAAGAACAGTTAGCAAAGCAAGCCCTAAAGGTGGTCGTAGGGGTTGCCTATGTGATGACAACACTTACTCAAAAAAATGTTGTGATGGAACTCTACACGCTCAAGGGATTGGTAAAACAGCAAGTGTAACACCACAACAAGTAACGACAACTGATGTAAATGGAGTAAGAACAACGATACGTCAAAACGGATAAAAAAGTAACAGCATAATTTATTAATCGTTTAAAACATAACTATGAACACAAGAAAGACAGTTTACAACAAACTATTTAAAGAGGAAACTCAATTAGAAAAACACGAAGTAGAATTAGGTTTAATTCAAGATATTGAAAAAGACCTAAACACTTGGTATGGTGCAAGTCAATCCGTTAAACAAGCCTTAAATCAATTACGTTCTAAAGTAATAAAAGATAACCAAGAATTAAAACTTGTTTTTCAAGCTATTGATAAAGTAGAAAGAGCAGCTGCAGAACTCGGAGCAGATGTAGTTGTTAAACAAGCGCAAGATTCAAGAAAAAAAGCAATAAGCGTTAGTTCGGGTTTACTTGGAGCAGCTGACGATATTTTTAAAGCAATTGAAAAATTACCATAAATAAACACGAAAAATGAATACAAATCAAATCTTAAACAAAGTTCGAACACTTTTAGGAATGGAAGTAAAGTTAGAACAAATGAAATTAATGGACGGAGTAACAGTTATCGAAGCTGAGTCATTCGAACCCGAAATGGAAGTTTTTGTAGTTACTGAAGATGAGCAGAAAATACCTTTGCCAGTTGGAGAATATGAAATGGAAGATGGACGTATTTTAGTTATCGAAAACGAAGGCATCGTTAAAGAAGTGAAAGAGAAAATGGAAGAAGAAGTAGAAGTTGAAGAACCTGAAACAGAAACTGAAATAGAAGTAGAAGCGGAAAAAGAAACTGCAGCACCTAAGAAAACTATTGAAAGCGTAGTTAAGGAAACTTTCTTCTCTGAAATAGAAGCATTAAAAACTGAAAACGAAACTTTGAAAGCTGAGTTATCTAAATTAAACAAAGTAGAAGAAGTAGAATTAAGCGAGGAGCCGAAGCCTATTTCATTTAATCCCGAAAACACGAACCCAGTTGAAAGAGTAAGATTAGCTTCTAAAAGACCTCGTTCAATTATGGACAGCGTATTAAATAAACTAAACAAGTAATAATTTAAAAACAAAAAAAAAAATGAGTACAACATTAATTTCAGTATCTAACGATGTATTACGCCAAGTAGGTGTTTCAGAAACATTGACAGGTGCAGCAACTTTAACTGCTGAGGATAGCGGTAAAGTATTTACGTTGAATGCTGCTGCAGGAGCGCAAATTACACTACCTGCGGTTGCTGATGCAACAGGTCATTATTATAAGTTCATCGTAGGTGCATTATTTGCTACAACTGCTTGGACTATTAAAGCGGCTTCAAACAAAATTCAAGGTGGTGTTATCGTAAACAGCGTTAACGTACCGGGTGCAGATGAAAACACAATTACTTTTTCTGCTTCTGCTGACACAATCGGAGATTTCGTAGAATTAAATTGTGATGGTACGAACTGGTATGTTTTCGGATTAGGAACATCAGCAGGTGCAATTACATTAACAGTAGTATAATAAATTAAAAAAATTAAAATAAAATGAGTACAACAACATCAATTTCAACTACTTACGCTGGAGAGTTCGCAGGTAAGTACATTGCAGCAGCGTTATTATCTGCTCCAACTTTAGAAAAAGGCGGAATCACTATTATGCCTAACGTGAAATTTAAGCAAGTTATCAAACGAGTAGCTACTGACGATATTATCAGAAACGCGACTTGTGATTTTGACCCAACGTCTACAATCACTTTAACTGAGAAAATTCTTCAACCTGAAACATTCCAAGTTAACTTACAA